CCAACTTAGCCGTCGCATCCTCTTCCGGTGTGTCCACGAAGAGGCGGTGGAGCGTCGGGTCGCCGGTGAAGGAGCCCAGTACACGTAGGAACAGATCTTCGTACTTGACCTGCCACCGCGGACCATCTACATCAGGCACATTCAGCGCCCGGTGCCGGGCTAAGGGTAGGCTGACGTTCGTGTAGTACAGCCCCAGGTCCGTAGTAAGCTGCGGCTCGATCACAGCACAGTCCAGCGCATCATTCCAAGGGGAGGCGAACGCGGCCTGGGTGCACACGGCTTGGCCTGAGCAATACTCTAGGAGCGTGAGGTCTCCAACGAAGTGCTCGGCCACTACCCGGCGCTTCTCCAGAGTCGTCTGGAGATTAAGGAGGTCGAGGAAGCGCGGCAGCACGTTCTCAATGCTGCGCGTCACCAACAGTGGGCCTTGCCGGTCAGTCAGCAGGCGCTCTAGCACGTTGATGAGGATCAGCCAGTCGTCATCATCCTCTTCCAGCTCCACTTCCCAGGCCGCGTCCTTGTTAGCGAAGGCCATGCTACGTGTGCAGTGGGACTCGAGGGGACCCAGCCACAGAGCAAAGCCAACGCGCTCTTGAGTCCTGAGCCAGTCGCCTAGGCCCAGGATAGTCTCCTGATCGAATACTCTAGTAGGCTCCATTACTCCACCTCAGCGTAGGAGAACCCTCCGCCCTTGACCAGCTCATTGAAGGCTTTCCCAGTAGAGTCGGCAAATAGGATCTCCGCCACGAGCCCCGGCGGGATCTCCTCGTAGGCGTAGACCTTACCGTTATTAAACTCCACCAGCAAGATGCGCTCGTCCTTGTGGTACTCGAACGAGTTAATCATGCTACTCTCAACCGCTAGTTTCTTCACCATAGCTAACTACCTCTCCTTCTATAATGTGCGAATCGTCTTCTCTTTGTGCCTCTAGAAGGCGCAGCCCCTGGAACTTACGGAGCATCGCTGGCGGAATCCTAGCACTCGGGTCGGCCTGGATCATAGCCAGTGCGATCTTCTCCGCCAGGTTCAAATGCGTGACGTCAACTTCTACCTTCTTGCGGTCTACGATAAGGCCCCCAGCCTTCAGGAGGAGCTCGCCCACCTTCAACCGAATGGCATGGTCGGGCACGGTACTCTCGTAGGTGAACTTCTCGCCGCAGCCTGGACATGTGATCTCCTCCTTGATGCCCTTCTCGGCCTTCGCAGCCTCGGTGATGAGGCCCGTGGCCTCCATAGCGGCGAACTCCAGGGCCTTCTTCGCCCCCTCAGTCATGCCGCCGAAGAGGTTATTGTAGGCGGCCCCGAACTTAGTGTCTGTCCGTATCCACCGAGACGCCCGCCGCGGGCTGACGCCTGTCTCGGCGCACGCCTCGTGCCAATCGCCACATTGCAACAGCGCCTCTAAGAAGGTACGCTGGGGTGCGGTTAGCTTGTCCGTACCACGAGTATGATCACCTGAGCGGGTGGGCGACAAGGTATTTCCTCCTATAGCGCTCTTGTTCGCGGTGGCACGTTCGACAGTACCGCGCCCCGCGCCACCAGTAAGTATTCTCCTCGTTGTAAGGGTGCCCTTGTGGGCAGTGTGTCTTACGCTGTTGCTTTTCTGCCCATATACGCGGCCCATCCCCACGGAGGATATTCTCTTGATGTGTTACTAGCTCTAGATGTTTGGGATTTACACAAGCTGGATTTCGACAAAGATGGTCAAGCTCTAACCAACTCGGGATAGGCCCCCGCAATATTCGCCAAGCTAAACGGTGGGCCGAAACTGTACAACGGGCGACGCCAAATTCGCCATACCCGCCGACTCTTCGAGCCGCCGTCCACACCCAGCACCCAGTCGCCGGGTCCTCCTTGACCTTAGCCCAGAAGTCATCCCATAAGCTCCCACGTACACGCACCATCTATTACCCCCCGGCTAGACGCCAAGGCAAAAGTCTAAAGTCCCAACCAATGTATCGCCGGTAGTAGAGCCCGAGCGGCCCGAGCACGAACATGAAGCCGGGCTCGTCTCCACCAACATAGGAGAAGAACAGCCCGAACCCATAGGACCGTTCGCCGTAACCAACGATGACCCCGATAGACAGATCACCGGGGAAGAAGTCCTCCCCCTCAGGCTCAACGCCCTGAACCACTGCTGCCGGAGATAATCTGCGCATCACTGCACCTCCTTCTCTAGTTTAACCAGGTTTCCGTTGCTCGTCAAGACCCAATGGGTCTCTCCTAAGGATGGCCCCCAGGAGATTTCAACCGGGCACTCCCAGCCCAGCTTCGTGCCGTCCTGTAACACAGTCTCCTTAGCCACCCGCTCCCAGAGGTTCTTGATAAGCCAGGCAGTCTCTACTACGTAGTCGTGGTCGGGGGCTTTAGCCTCAAAGACCAACGAGTCGTGGACCTCTAGGATGATGCGAGCACGGCCCCGCAACTCTGCGGCAGCCTCTGTTACCACGTGGGCACGGGAATGTAGGTCGTGGGCACCGCTCTGGATAGGAAAGTTATAACCCTGCCGAATGATCGACTGTAGGTCGTGTCGGTAGTTTAGAACTTGGAGCACCGGCACCTCGGGGAAATGCCGCACGCGCCCGAACTTATTGGGGAGACAGTGCTCGGTTAGGATCTGTTCCTCCACCTTGTCGAAGTAAGCGGGCAGGCTAGGGAGAATATCAGTCGTGTACGTCTTCAATAGGATACTCGCCTCGTGCGCGTCACACCCCAAGCGCGCTGCGGCCCCCTCATCGGTGAGCCCGTAGCTGATACCGAAGGTGAAGACCTTAGCTTTCCGGCGTAGCTCCTCATACTCCTGGCGCCACTCCTGGTCATCTAGGTCTACCCCCACATGAGGGAAGAGGGGGCTGACATCTAGCTCACCCATCTTGCGGGCCACGTAGGTATGCACATCCTCCCCACCCAGTAGCAGCTTCATCAAGGTCTCGTCGCCTGTCTGATAGGCTAGCACCCATACCTCCACCTGGGACCAGTCGGCATTCATCAGGACGTGCCCCGATGTGGCAATGAAGCACTGCCGGAGGGCATCCTTGAGCCCGAGTTCAGGTACTTCCACCGACTTCGGCATGTTCTGGAGGTTGGGCTCCTCGTAGGCGTGTCGGCCAGTGGCTGCGTGGCTCACCTTAACGTGGGCGTGGATGCGATTGTCCGACTGGATGTACCGCCCATAGCCGCCCTCGCCGCCACCTAGGTAGGTGCTGTAGAACTTGTTCATCTTCTTGAGGTCCAAGATAATTGGTATGGCGGGGTGCTTGTGCTCTGCGTAGAGCTGCTCCAACACCTTCTTCCCCGTGGCTACATGGGAGATGCAAGGATGTTCCTTGGCGCACTCCTTACAGCCCTTGGCCCCCTCTGTCCGCTCGTTGGGAATGGGCAACCCGAGCACATCGAACAAGAAGTGCTGGAGGGCAGCGGTGCCCTTGTACTTTAGCTCGTACCCAGCTACCTCGTAGAGCTGAGCCTCAGCCTTCTTGATGGCCTCCTCGTAGTGCGTGCAGAGCTTCGCAAAGAGCTCCGTGTCCACCAAGACGCCGCGGCGCTCCATCTCCCAGGCGGCCCGAACCATGGGCGTGGTGATATTGTCCAGCAACCAGGCGCTACCCTGCTCGGTGACTAGCTTCTGGAGTTGGGGGGTGATACGCCTAACGACATCTGCGTCGGCGCCCCCGTAGTGCCACAAGGTGTAGTCTGGCACATCAATCATCCGTCGCTTGCGCTTGGATAGGATCTGTACTTCCTCCTCATAGTAGGGAAGGTCAGTCCAGAAGGCAGTAAGGGCCGTTAGGCTGTGCGGTACGCTCTCCTGGAGGGCACGGCTAAGGAACAAGGTATCCTGGTCGAGGTTCTCAACGTGCAGCCCGAAGGCAGTCACTGCCTTGACATGCTCCTCATCCGCCCGGCGCTCCAGGAACCGAATGTCGAAGTGGGCATTCTGGCCCTCCTTGGGTTTGTCTGAGGCGAAGATCTCTCGCAGCAGGCAGATCACTTCGGGCCATTCCTTGTCGGCCCAGAAGGGCTTCCCGCCATCGTGGATGATAGGCACGACATAGCCGATGCCCACCTCTGGCGAGAAGCTGATGCACAGCAGCTCGTCCCGCATCCAGTCTAGGCCCGTAGTCTCAGTGTCGAAGGCGAACCGCTCGACCTGCGGTCCCGTCAGGTAATCCCGCAGATCTCTCAGGTCCGATAGAGATAGTATAGGAGCGTAGTCCCCCATGCTCCTATCGCCCAGGCCATGCTCGGCGAGCCGGGCGGCCTTCTGCATGTGGGAGATTACGACCGGCGTCATAGACCACTGCCGCATCACGAAGGCCGGGTGGAAGGTCGGCACCAAGGGGATACCGGTATCCTCCTGGATAAGGGTCTGCCCGGCCACATCGCTGATGGGCATGTTTCGATATAGCGTATGCAACGCTGGCCCACCGAGCGATACTATGACCTTCGGTTGCACCCGCTCGATGCGGTCGATGACATTGGGGCGGCAGTTAAGGAGCTCATCTACCTTCGGCGTCCGGTTGCCCGGCGGGCGGCAGAAGCAGGAGTTAAGAAGGTACACCGAGCTCGGGTCGATGCCCGCCTCCTGTAGCAGGACCGCTAACACGTGCCCTGCCTTCCCAATGAACGCCTTATTGCGGGCGTCCTCCTCCCGGCCAGGGGCCTCACCCACAAAGAGGAGGTCCGCGTCGTGCGGCCCACGGCCTTGGACAATGCTAGTCCGGCTCTTGACTAAGTTTGGACATTTCTGGCACTCGGTCAACGTATCCCTCCCCAAGGACCTCTAGGACCTCGAAGGCTTCCTCATCTGTCTCGACGATGAGCGAACACGCCCCTTCAAGGAAAGCGTGGCTATGGATGTTACCTCTTTTCTCCATAACTACTAGGATGTAACGTCCGTAGTCATGGGCACGCTGGATCTCCATTACCGTCCCGATAGAAACGATCTCCGCGCCGAGCAACCGAGCTACCGTAACCTCGCACGTGCGCACGTCGAAGCAGTCGCGGCTGTAGATACCTTTGGCCGAAGTGATCGGGTGCTCTGAGTTACCTTCGCTCCGCATCCTACGGACGCGGCTCTGGAATTCCTTCCCCCGCATCGGGGAGATGGGGGTGTGCCCCATCGCCGTGATACGCGCAGCGTATGCCTCCCGCCACTCCACGGTCTCTTGGTAACGTAGGTCAGTTATCGGCCCCGCGAGATAAACTCTCATGAGGCACCTCCTGGTAGCTTTCGCCAGCGGTCAATCAAGTAGCGAACACAACGGTCAGTCCCGCAGAGCTTCGACGGCCGCTTGACGAGTAACCAGCCGCGCGCAGTCTTGTGCAGGTGGACCTCAATTGAGGTCGGCGCCCGGCGTAGATCCTCGGCTGTCAACATCATGTGGCACCTCCTGTCCTGGTCCCAAAGGCGGCGATGCAGGTTGCATCGTAAGTGTCCTGGGGGTGGTCATCCGCCAACCCAGCGAAGTGGGCCAGCGCCCACGCCTTGATCTCCTCTTTCGATGCGTGCCCGTTACCGAGCACAGCCTTCTTCCACGTGCCTGGGTCCACTAGTGAGTGCCCGGCATCGTGTGTCACGAACACCCAATGCAGCCCGCCGACGATGAACGACTGGTCGATAGTGGCCTTGTGGTTCGGGCCAGCCATCGGCTTCTCAACGTAGATCCAGTCCGGCCAGCTCTGCGTCTTGTCGAGCTCACAGAGGTAGTCCATCGTCTGGGTGACGAGGCTCGCAAAGCGGTCCTCCGCCCGGCGGCCCTTAGCCTCGATGCGCTTGATGCTTTCGAGCCCCGTGCCGTCAAGGATGACGATGGTGATGCTCTTGGTGTCGGGGTCAATACCTGCTACTCGCATTGCGCTCACCACCCAGCCGGGAGGTCCTCCTCCGTAGGGTCCGGGGCATTCAAATGCAACTTGCTGATGGCGATGTCGGCGGCTCGTACCTCCTGCTCGGTCGCTAGGTAGCAGGCATAGAGCAGCGCAATGTAATTGCGCACGTCCTGGAAGCGGCTATCGAGGGACTCACTCTCCAGAGTCCGCTCACGGACGTAGCGGCAGAGTGAGATGACCTGCTTGAGGAGGTACACCGCGCAGACTGTGATCCGATCCATCGGTGCGCCCTGGAGCAACGCCGCCACGACCTCGAAGTTGTCGAGGCGGTTGTCGTTCTTGGTGTAATCCGCCCCCTTCTTGTCGAGGAGGGTCTGGCAGGCGGCGTCGAGCTCGGCGACGACCTTTGCGAATTCCTCGTTTGTCATAGGCATGGCTTTAGTCCTCCTCTTCCTGCGGGACCACACGATCTCTTTGCTTGTTCGTGTCTGTAGCAAGCTGGATTAAAAATACCCCGAGGTCCATGATCTCATCTACCGGGTGCCACCCCGGCGCCTCGCTTAAGGATAGTCGTAAGCAGGTGTCGGCTAGCCCAGGAGGTAGCTTGTCTACGTACACCTCACCGAACCACTTGATTTCTGTCATGGCTAGAATGCTCCCTTCACTCTCTCGACGATCTGCTCTTTGGTGTAGGTCTTAGGACCAGCAGCCCCGATGTACTGGCCGCGCGTGGGGGCGTCCCGAATCCCCCAGTAGGCATTACCGTTGATGTCGTGGGACACGTAGATACCCACGCCCTCGCAGCCCCACCTCCAGGCCAGGACGATCTGACCCAGCATGTCCTGATAGTCCATCCCATCATAGGCTTGGATGACAGGGTACTCCGGTAGCGCGGTTTGGAACTTACCCTGGAAGCAAGCATCGAATGTCTGCTGAATGTACCCCCGATGCCGGTTGGGGTAGAACGCCTGTGGGTACACCATGCGCATGTACCCGGCGATGCCTTGGTTGCGGAAGCCCTCCATATAGGGCATAGTCCAACGGCTACCCCGCGTGTCCGAGCACAGGTAGAGCTTAGGGCCGGGCTCTGGAATGTCGATGGCGTCATCGTAGAACGCATCCGCCAATCGTTGGGCTAGGAAGAAACCACCCTGGCCATGGTGTTCCCACTCTACCTCAGCGTTGACTACGGCGAAGTCGGCGCCCTCATGGAGGGCTCTGGCCAAGACTGCACCTTCTTCTTCTGGCTTGTAGCCGTAGGCGTAGATCTCCGCGCCGAGCTTCAAGCCGTTGGCCTTGACTGCGTAGGCCACATCCTTCCAAGGCGGGTGGCGGCTGGACCAGTAGTCATAGAAGGTCGCGCCGTTACCGCACTTGGCGATGATGCAGTCACAGTGTAGGCCCTTGGCGAGGTTCACCAGTTGGTGAAGGTCATCGTGGCTGGGGTAGACGTATGCCCATAGGGCACGCTTAAACTCGCTCATCTTCTTCCTCCTCTTCGGTGCTGTACTCATAGGTAACCCCTTCCACCTGGAAGCGCCCACCAAACGGCTGTACCGAGGTCGGGTGTACAGCACCCTCGATGACTTGGCTGTAGGCAAAGCCGTACTGCCAGTCAGCAAAGGGGTCGTAGTCTGGGTCCAATCCACACAGACAGCCCATCACTGTCCAGCTCTGGGACTGTCCCTTATCGCCTCGCCAGGAGTAACCCTGGTTGCGATGGAAGTGGCAGCACAGCCCGCTAGACCGGACCTTCTCACCCATCCACTTTGCGGCGTGCTTGATGTTGGCGTTCATGCGGAATGGCCCATGCGTCACGATGAACCCGGCGTAATCGATCCGGCCGGGGAAGGGCATGTACATGATCCCCCTCTTCCTGAGGCCCAGGATAGAGTCAATCGAGAGCATCTGGTTGCCGTCCTCGTTACGTAGGTTCACCAGCTCAGGACCTCGATTCCAGAGGTAACGCTGGAGTCGGAATTCATGGTTACCATCGAGCCAGATCTGCTCCGCATTAGGGACCGCCTGCCGGTGGTAGTCCAACATGTGCCGTGTCCCCGAGAACTCCTTCTCCATGTCGAAGAACCGCGTTGGGTTCTTGAGGAAGACAGAGATCGTGTAGGCGTCCAGCATATCCCCGCAGTAGAAGATCTTGTCGGGTTGGTAGTCGATGAGCGCCCGCTGTACGGCTAGCCATAGACCCTTCTCCTGGAAGGGGTAGTGCAGGTCACCGATATAGAAGGCACGCTCGCCTTCCTGTACATCAGTCAGGACCGCTACCAGAGGCGCCTCCTTGATGGCGAATAGCCCCTGCTCATAGCGGAGCTGGCGACGGGCGGCATTACTTGCAGCCTCCGCGCATCGGGGGTCGCAGTAGACATTGGTCTCCGACTTCGGTGGGAATATCTGCCCGCAGTACGCGCACTCCCGTTCAGCTAACGCAGGCTTGACCTCCCGTCCCTGTTGCACCTGTTTCTTGCAGAGTGGCGAGCAATACTTCTGGTTCGCTGGTCGGACCTCCGGCAGCGTCCGCTTGCAGCCCTCTCGGGCACACGGCACGCGCTCCCGCTTCGTGGGGCCGGACTGCCGCTCGGCATATTCTACTGCACGGCGGCACTTCCCCGAGCAGTACCTCTTATTAGGTACGTCATCCTCGAGGATCTCGGTTGTGCAGCCCTTGCGGGCGCAGATTCTCTTCTTAGTCATGGTGTACCCTCCTCTAGGCTACTGTTGGGTCCAGTTAGCCGCTTGACCTCAGCCTCATCACCCGGCTTCTCCACCAGGTATGTCACGACAGCAGCATCTGCGAGCTCTTCCTCGTGGCTGACCAAAACGATTTGGATCTCCAGCCGCTGAGCCATCTCACGCAGGAGCTGGCAAAGGGCCGGGCGGTATTCAGCAGAGACATGCGAGAACGGCTCGTCCAGTATCAGGAGCCGCCGGAGCGGTGGTCGGACGCTGATGGTGAGCAACACACGGAGTAGGAAGGACACCACGTTGACGACCGACCCGCCCTCGGCGCCCAGGATGGAAGTAGTCACATCCCCATCGGTCATGGTGATGTTCACCGAGGCTACCCCACGCTTCAAGTCACTCTCGATACCGATGGTGATGGGCCTGCCGAAAACAGCGCTCAGACCTTCGCTCACCACAGTAGCTAGGGCCTGCTCGAAGGCGCCCCGCCACTTCTTCTCGAGGCTTTGGAGAATGACCAGCGCCTCCTTGTGGATCTCGGCGTCATGGGTAAGTACAGCGCGGGTCCGCTGGACCTCCTCGGCCTGCCGGTCGAGTAGCTCAGCCTGGCCACGCCAGCGCTCCACCCGGCGGTGCAGATCCGCCAGCACCTGGATAGCGATACTGGTATTCTCAGCTAGTGCTGTCCTCATGGAGATCCTCGTTTATCTTAGCTAGGTCCCCCCGGACTTCCTGGACCACCGCCGTGGCATCGTCTAGCATAGCCTGCGCCTGCTCCTGGAGGTCCTTCTTCACGTCAAACCCAAGGTCGGTGAGCTCCTCCGTAAGGGCGATGGCCTTCTTGTGGGCCTCCTCCTGCCGGGCCTGGAGCAGAGTGAAGTCCCGCTCCGACTCCCGCAGCTTGTCACGTAGGGCTACCAGCTCGGTGTTCATGACTTCTCCTCGTGGTAGTAGTGCAAGAGTGCGATGTCGAGGATAAGAATTGCCTCATCGCGTGTCACAGAGAAGGCGCTCTCCGCCTCCTGGCTTGAGTCGTAGTACAGCGCGAGATAGTCAAGCTCTTCCCCCACAACCTCTACGGCCACGTTGTTGATTGCTTGGCTGCTGTACTCCGGGCAATCGAGGGAGCCCGCAGCCATCGTGCCAATCTCTACTCGGCTGGTGGGGTACAGCCGTAGCATTTCCTCCATCCCCTTTAGGACCTGTTCTCCGGTCATGCCTATTGCGTGTGTCATAGTCCTACCTCCTCAAGATATTTCTTTGCAAGCTGCGCTGCCTCATCACTGAGGTTCCCGAGCTCAGCGAGCGCCTCGTCTAGGGTTAGTTCTTCTGCCTGAAGACCGGCCGATACCGTCCCGATGAAATGCTGGACCTCATCGCTGACGCCTTCCTCGTCTATCGGCCGGTCCTCAAAGACTTCTCCGGCGGGCAGGACCTTTGTAAGTCCATGTCGAGTCAGCTTAACTTGAGCCCCGTAGGAGTCCGCTTCATCGAGCTCGTTTGGCACCTCCAGCATGGTGACGAAGAGCCCCCGCGAGAGATTAGAGATAGTGCGGGAGATCCTAGAGATACTCCCGACGTTTGCGAAGTGCTTGTCCTTCTTCTTACCCAGAGAGTGGATGCCCAGGTCCTCATGTATGTGGCCACACATCACCACGTCGATGCCCTCTAGCGGTAGCTCGGTCACATTCACTGAGCTGTACATTCGCTGGGCGCCGGGTGGAAGGATGGGGCCGTGGGCTACCATGACGACGGCCGGGCGCTGCTTAAACTGCCCGGCGACATCCTTTTCTTCCTCTGTTAGGACGTAGTAGTCTGGGTCTGCGGCCTTCTCGTCGTCCCATGGGCGGCCTACTAGCAGCACATTGCCCAAGAGGTAAGGGCCGTTGAGAACCGTCAGAACCTCCGCCTTGCATAGTGTCCCAAGTGGCTGCTTGTCTAGGCTGCTGAGACCCTCGGGACCAAGGTCATGGTTACCTGGCACAACCAGGTGCGGGCGCCGGTCGGATGCCGGTAGCACCAAGTGGTCACCGAACAAATAGATGCGCTGGTTCACCAGCCGGTGGCTGACCCGGTTCGGGCGCTTCTGGTGGAAGACGTCACCTGTGCATACGGTAGCCGCGCATCCCAAGTCGGCCGACATGTCCCGCACCTCCATCAACTTCTCATAGATGCTGGTGCAGTAGTCGTCGATGCGCCCGAGTGGCGGCTTATCGGCGATGTGGGGGTCTGAGTAAAAGAGTATTCTCATTGGAACGGGCACCTCTCGCAGACTTCAGCTTCCTCGCACGCACATGCGTAGTCCTTGCGCAGCTTCTCCACGAAAGGCGCGGCCTTCTCGACCAGGCCATCCGCGGCGTCGGCTTCCGCGCGCGCACGCGCGTAGCGTTCTATTATAGGTCTCACCTCCAGCAGGGTCTCGACCTTGCCGGTGGCTATGCCAAGGTCCAGCCCGATGGTCTCGAGGTCCACGTTCACCAGTTTCGCCAGCAGTGCTAGCTTTGCATGAATTTCCTGGACACGCTCCGCTGTTGACTGAGCCTTAGTGGCGATACGCAGGGCCTCCTCGAGCCCATCGAGCTGGGCCTGTAGCTTCTCCACATCTGGGAGGGCTTCGCGTTGCTCCTTCAGCTCCTCTAGCTGGGTGGCCTTAGCCTCGGCCTCACGCCGGAGCCGGTCGCCCACCTTCTTACACTCCATCTGGGCAGTGACCACGGCATCCAGGCGCGTGACCTTACCGAAGATCTTGGCCTGCCGGGACCCGCTCTCGCTCAGCACAAACACCGGGTCGAACTGGTCCTGGAGCTGGGGTGTGAGGCGGGTGTCCTTGTCTACCTCTATCTCCCCTATCGCCAGGCGCTCTCGGATCTCCTCGGGTACGTCATGCCCAACCTTGAAGAACATCTTCCCGTCGATACCGTAGGTGGCGCTCTTGCCACGCTCCTTCTGCCAAGTCACGCAGCAGTCATCGAACTCTAGGACGACAGTGCACTCCTTCTCGCCCTGCCGGATGAAGTCATCCCCTGTGGCGTTCAGCAGAGCACACCGAATGGCCCGGAGGATGGCGCTCTTACCCGCACGGCCAGGGCCAACGAGCACAGTGAGCTGCCCGAGCTCGAGCTCGGCAGACTTGATGCTCTGGAAGTTGGTGACCCTAACTGTCTTCAGGCTCATCCGTCCCTCCGGTCTTGAGATAGCGCAGCGCCTCGCTTAGATTGACTAAGATTGTCAGGTGCCGCACGAGAGTCTGGAGATACCCCAGATCCATGCACTCTGGTTCTTTACCTTCCTCCACTAGGTAAACGCCACCACACTTACAGACGTAGATACTACCACTCGTTGGTAGCTCTACTTCAGCTACTCGGGTCGTTCCCTTCTCCTCCACGGTTCTTCTCCTTTGGTAGAGGGATCTGCCAATCGGTTGGCGCCTTAGCGATGCGCTCCTGTAGCTCAGCGTCACCCTCCAGAATGGGGCCGAAAGCATCCCGGCGGAACTTCTTCCCGCCATAGGCATACCAGCCCTTGTTGTCCTCGATGATACCCACCTCGACCGCACAGTCTAAGGCGGACCCTACCTTGTCGATGCCAGTCTGGAAGTCGATGTCGAACATGCACTCACGATAGGGGTCACCTACCGTACTCTTCACGATGCGGGCCTTGACCTTGATACCCGTGGGCTTCGTTGGATCCCCTAACCGCTGGGCCTCCACAAGGTGGACCTTCAGGCTAGTCCAGTAGTTGAGAGTCTTCTCGCCCAGCATAGTCATCTCAGGCTTGCCCCATCGGGAGAACTCGATCTTATGCCGGAGCTGGTTGACAACCACTAGGGCAACACGCTCTCGTGCAATCATCGGGTGTAGCTTACGCAGCGCCCGGCTTAGCTCCCGTGCGTGGGCCGCTACCGTGGTATCCCCAAAGTCGGCCTCAATGTCGGCCTTGGATGGCGAGCCCGCAATGGAGTCGTAGACGATAGTCACAAGCCGGTCGGGAAACTTCTCCCGAGAGACCTTAACTACCGTCTGGATCTGCCGCAACACGTCCTCCAAAGTCTCTCCTTGAAGCTGAAGTAGCAAGTCATCGTCGATGCCCAGGCGTATAGCCCGGTCCTGCCAGTAGCGGCGCTCACTGTCCGCTAGTACGGCGATGCCCCCGCGCCTTTGCGTCTCAGCCAGGAGGTGAAGGCCAACGGTAGACTTACCGCTAGCCTCCGTGCCAATGATGGTGGTGAGACGGCCGGTCGGTACGCCGGGGTGCCCGAACGTGTAATCCAAGATCGGGCATTGGGTCGAGACGTACTCCAGGACCTTAGAGTCAAGCTGCGCACCGGCGCCGACGATGATTCTCTCGTCACCCGTGGCCTCTTGTATCTCCCTAAGATCCTGGATCTCCCTCTCGTGCTTATTCGGCATCCGCTATCGACTTCCGCAAGCGGCCTAAGGCCGCCCCGCCGACCTTACCTTCAGATGTCGGGGCGGGCTTAGGATCCGGCTCAGTGTCTGGCTTAGCTGCGGACTTCTTCGGCCGCCCACGCTTGGGCTTAGGCTTCTCGGCAGGCTCGGGCTCCGGGGTGGGGGTAGAGCCACCGGTATCGCTAGGCTCTTCCTCCTCTTCCTCCTCTTCGAGCTTCTCCCGCAGCTTCTCGCCGATCTTCGCTAGATCCTGTTCCAGCTCTTCATCTTCTTCCCCCTCTTGCTCCCCCTCGACCTCGCGGAATTCACCCTCAACGGCCGCGGATTCCTCCGCGTCCATTGGGATGGCGCCCTTCTTTAGGCGAGGCGTCTCACTCGCGCCGCCACCCAGCTCCTCGAAGGGGTCATCCTGGCCCCCCTCGATCAACGCCTCGACCTCACCCTCGCTAAGGTAGGTCACGATCTGAGTCAGGTCGTACCTATTCTCAACGATCTCGGGATCGCCAGGGAAGGGGCACGGGTCGGTAAGCTGGAGCTTGTATTCAGAGTGCAGGTCCTCCCGCAGACGGCGGATGACGATGTTGCGACCCTCCTCCATGTGTGTCAGGTCACCCAGGTTCTCAAACTCATCGTCGATGGCTCGACTGAGCTTGGGACGGATAGCCATGACATAGATGTTGTTGTCCACTACATCACCGGCGTCGTCCAGCTTCACCACATTGGCGTAGCTGTTCCAGGTGGGGCGGAGGCGGTCAGCCTCCTTGTCCAAGCCCTGGTTCCGCAGGCGGAACGAAGTCTCACACACAGGGCAGCGCCCCAACTCCATCTTCTTTCGACAGGCGATGGTGCGGGCTGCGCCGGGAGGACCCACGTTGTAGTGAACCGACACCGGCCAGAACCAGGTGTGCTTGCCGGTCTCGGGGTTCACCATGTTGTCATGCGGCGGAAGGATACGAAGGAAGTTGGGTAGGTACTTTGTCTCACCGCCACGGATCTTGAGGAACCGAGGGCCGGACTCCATCTTCGCCCGGAATTTCTCCGTGGTCTCCGGGTCTACTGTTGGGTAGCTGTAATCACCCACTTGATGCACCTCCTAGTGAATCTCATGACTGTCCTAACTGTACCATAGGCGGGCTCATACTGTCAAGGGCCTCCGCCAACTGCCGTTCCGAAGCGGAACCAGGGTCAACACCATCCGGGAGCTGCGCAACACAGACCCGGAACCCCATCGCTACGAGTGCATCGGCGTCCTTCCGAGCGGCGGTGCGGCCAGCCTCATCGCCGTCCCGCATCACGACGATTCCACGGAAGCCCTTCGTCCGCAGTAGGTCTATCTGGTAGTCACTGAGCGTGGTGCCCAGCGAAGCTATAGCGTACTGCCTGAGGCGGAGGGCATCGAACACCCCCTCCACCACGATACATAGCGGCGGCGCCACGTTGTCGATGTTGAACAGCGCGTGACTGGCCCTACTCCCAGAAGGAATTAGGACTTTCTTTTCCAGCACCGACACTATGGCGCGGGCGATGAATGTCCGCAGCTTTCCCTCCGTGTACACCGGGACAACAAGGCGATAGGCATAGCGCCCCCGCAAACAGTAGCCCATGTCATACTTCCTGGCCAGCGCAGGGCGGAAGCCCCGGTTCCGTAGGTAGCGGGAGGCCATATCGTCTATCCCATTGGAGGGGATGAACTCCTCAGGTAGCTCGATCTCCTGGTCCTTCTGGTCCGGCGCTCGGCGGACGGGGACATAGTTAGTCGTCTCAAGGATCCGCCGTGCTAGGAGGAAGGCCGAGTACCCCCGCATCCCTACTACCTCTTCAAGGAGTGTGTAGATACTCCCGGACGCCTGGCAGTGGAAGCAGATCCACGCACCGTGCTCCGCGCTGATGTAGAGATGCCCCCCACTGTCGCCGCACTCGTCATGCGTGACCAGAATCTCCTTGTCAGAAGATGTCAAGCGGGGGGCGAGCCCTATGCCCTCTAGGGTGTCCATCAAGAGCTCTACATCAATCATCGTTGCCTCGGTCCATGGCGTCGTACCCACTCACGACATTGGTCCCTACGACATATCCGACATTCACGGCGGCCATCTGGTTTTCGGTAGGTGTTCTCCTCACTATAGGAGTGGCCGCGCACGCAGTAAGTCTTAGCATGATTGTGGATAGGGCTGCGCTGTACATTCTCTTTACGGGTAACCAGCTCCATGTGCGCCGGGTTCACACACGCTCGGTTGCGACAAAGGTGATCGATCTCTAACCAACTCGGGGTAGGGCCGACGAGCATTCGATAGGACAGGCGGTGTGCCCGCACAGGTCTTTTGTGCTGGAGATTAAACTGCCCATAACCGTTCTCGCGCCTACATGCCCGCCACACCCAACACCCGGTCTCTAGGTCCTCCTCGACCTTACGCCAGAAGCGGTCCCACCACACGATTAATCACCTCCCCCGAAGGGGTCGGCAGGCTTCAGGCGGAACCAAGGCCACCCCCCGCTTCCTTGGCCAAACCCAACATACATTTCGCAGCCCTTGCCTCGTGCACCGTGTAGGCTATCCTTGAGGACCCACAGCTTCATGATAGGCTCCCGCACAATACTCGGGTCCTCCTCTATCAGCTCCTGCTTGGTCTGCGATAGGCCCAGGACAATGTGTGCCCGGCGCACCTTGTCGAAGCAGTCACCTACTTGCCGGAGGCTGACGAGCCCCTTGTCTACGGCGTCCCTCGTGGCCTGGGTGCTGGTCCAGATGGCCACCTCTAGCTTTCGTGCCACCTCCGCCCGCAGCGCCATGTAGACCTCACCCTGTGCCTCGTACCGGTTCTTTGTCTTACCCAGCGCACGTAGGTCATCGGCACTGTCGAGTATCACCAGGTCGGGCTTGATGCCCGCCCGCTCCATGTCCCGGATGGCAGCGACCAGCTCGGGCACTGTCTCTACGTCCTGACGCACGTCGAAGAACGCTTTATCCAAGCCCTTGCGTTCCTGCACCGCCACGAGCTCCTCCATTAGGGCTTTGCCTCGGGGTAGCTTAGTGATAGGCCGCCGCATGATGGCAGCAGCGATACGCCTGGAGGTCTGCGTCGGGGTCAACTCGTATGTAAAGTAAAGCACCCGCTTGTTGGCGAGCCATGCCTTCGCTGCCAGGTACGCTAGGCACATGCTCTTCCCCACGTTGGTGGAGGCAAGCACAATCCCGAAGTCATTAGGGTGGAGACCTCCGTCTATGTAGTCATCGAGGTCTCCCTTACCCGAGGGTAGCCCGGTCGGGATAGCGGTCGGCGCCCGGCTCACCCAGTCCATCCGCTCACCCATCTCCGGGAGGCCACCCAACGTGGTGATGCGCTCGTCCTCATCCTCCTTGAGCTGGCGCACAGTGAGCAGTTTCTCCGCTGCATCCTCGACCCGGCCATGCTCCAGCAGAGTGATGGCGTCCTCCGCAGCCCTGAACGCCCACCTACCTCTCAACCACTCGGCTGCCATATCCCGGATGGATGCCCGAGCCTCACGAGTAGCCCGGTAGTCCTGCATGAGCTGCTCATACAAAGACCACATCGCTAGAGCCTGCTCTTGGGGGAGCGCACCGAGGAGGGCAGCCACAGCCTGAGGGCCGAGCAGCCGGTGGTGCTGGTTCCATTCCTCTAGTGCCAGGGCCACCAGGTCCTTCAGTCGCCCCCGGTCCCCGAAGTCACGGGGCTCAATCTGCTGGGCGTGCTGCTGCATGAACTCCTTATCGGAGAACATCAGCCCTACAGCCCAGAGGAATGGCTGCTTCAGTCGCCCGGCCATGACCCTAGCTCTTTCATCTGCTTCTCAATGCGAGAGTGTAACGTCCAGAACAAGAGGAACGGCTCTTCCGTCTTCTCTATGTCTTCCGAGAAATTGCGGAAGAAAAAATTGACCATCTCTTTGAGAGTGTGCACGTGATAGGTCGCACCCGCCTTGTTCACTAGCCGATAGACAATACCCGGCGTACCGGGGTGAGAGTAACCACGGACCCTGCACGCGCGCCACCACCAACCCGCGAACTCCTTCACGGGCTTAGCCTTTGGGTAGGCGGAGGCCATGTCCTCCGGGCAGGGTTCGAACTCGTGGACATACAGCGTAGCACTGCTGTACTTGTCGATGAGTCTAACGGTACGCATCAGGGCACCTCGGGCGCCTGCTCATCTTCGTCATCATCATCGTCTGGAAGACCCACCACAAAGGTCACAGTCGGACCCGGCGCAGGCGCAGCCCCAAAGAACAACCGCGCCATCTGGAACCATGGTGTTCGAGTCATTACGGGCGTTGCACCCTGCCAGTGGTCGTACCCACAATCCTCGCAATGTAGGTGAAAGGTCGGCGAGGTAGTCGAAGGCTGCGCACTGATAGCAGTGCTACCACAGTTCGGGCAGACAAGTACCTCAGGCTCCGCCGGGGCTGTCGTACCATCCGGCGAACCGTGCGTCACCGGCACCTTGAACTTACGCTGTAACCAATCGGCTAGGCCATCCCCCTCCTCTTTCAGGTGGTATGGGAAGGAACAGAACAGGTGCTCGATCTCCATGTGCTGGCAGCGAAAGCCATCCTCTGCGAGGACGGTGTGCCCCCAGCCCACCACCGCAGCAAGGACCAGCGGGCCGTGCATGTGCAGATCTGCCCAAGTCGTAGCCTTCCAGTCCCAATGAGCGTACAGCCCGCACATGCAGTCGTTCGTCTTCAGGTGCTCTCGAGCAGCCGCCCGACGTGCCTTCCGCACGTCCTTGCTGGTGTGTTCGTCACACCACCCGTAAGGCCGACACTCCGCAGTCTGGTACCGCCCGTTCCAGTCGTGCCCAAACTGCCCCTGGAGTAAGTGCTCCTCGCGGCGCCCTCTAGGGGTGACTACAGTGCCGGTCCTAAGGATGAAGACCCGCCACCCACGTAGTGGCTGACCTTCTTTCCAGGCCCCCGCAGGTAGCTCCGCCCCTTTCTCTGTGTAGGTGACAAGGACATACACCCCATCTGGGCGTACATCTGTCGCCCAGTCGAGAATCGTGGAACCTAGCGGGAGAAAGCATTGCGTAAAGTCCGCCTGGGTAAGGATCCTCTGCTCTTCGGGAAGTCCCGGAATCCTAAGGGCGAGCGTAGTCACCTCGTAACTCGGTCCCCCAGGACGCTCAAACCTTGTCTCCTGCGAGATGTCGAGGATCATAAAAGGCGGTAGCGTTAGATCGCTGGGACGGACATACTGAGGGTAGACCTGGACTCCTAAGAAAAAGCCTATCGTCATCGTACTCTCACCTCAACCTTCTCAGGTTCCTTCACTGGTGTCGGCACCACTATAGGTGTAGCAACAAGCGGCGCCTTCATCGGCTTCGGGATCCGCACTGTCTTCACGGTTCTTCCTATCTGTGTCATGACCTTAGCTCCTTTCGAAGTCCTTGGTCTTGAGCTTCCACACCACCCGCTTGCCCTGGTTGGTGTGCAGGTACGGGTCAGTGCGAGCGACGATGCCCTCTCGCTGGGTCATCCCTCCCTCGTCCTGGGCCACGTGAGAGGGGCCAGAATAAAGCTGGGCCGCAGTCTCTAAGCCTACGTCAGTCGATACAATCGGCACAGTCTTGATGCCCAGCTTGTCGGCGATGTCCTCCACGTCGGCCCACCTCAGCCACCACTCCTTGCCATCGTCACCCTCAACCACTACATCGAACAGGCGGAAGCTGACACCCTCCCGGTAGTTACCCCCACCCTTCTGGATGCGCTCCCCGTAGCCCTCCCCGAGGAGCCACAGCCTCTCGATGTCGGTGTGGAACTCAAAGACCGCCTCGAATGCCTCGGGCGGGAACATGGCCTTGAGCTGGGCCAGTAAGAACGGCGGTATCTGCGCCTTGTCGGTCTTGCCGAAGAATTCCACATGCGTGGGTACGTACTCACCGGCCGCAACCATCCCCGTGATAATCCCGCCGGGCTCCACACACACCCTGATGTTGGTGCCGTCTATCTTCTCGGTGATGAGCCACCGGTCGATGAGCCCAAACTCAGGGCGCCGCAGTTGGCCGGGGATAACCTTGTGCGTGTGCTCATCCCGGTCGTATAGGGTCTCTATCTTTGGGTACAGCATGACCTTACCTCCCGTTCGTGATAGCCGCTTGAAGCATCAGTGCGCAGCCCACGATCACTAGGGCTAGGGCTTCGAACTCCCCGCTGAAGTAGAACACCTTAATGACACCGGCTAAGGCAACCGCAAAACCAAACAATCTCACCATGACCTTAGCTCCTCTCGTTGAAGCGGACTACCGCTATGAGCGTAATCCACACTGCCAGGGCAACGCCAGCCGCTAGTACCCCGAGCATCCCGGTCCACAGCCCCACGCCTATCAGCGTCGAAGCGATGGTCGGTAAGGTAGCTACTCGGTATACGTCTTCTAAGTCTTCCCGCATGACCTTACTCCCTCCTAAGCACGCAGCCTATGAACAAGCTGCATGAATACCCACAACCTCTCCCTCGAAGAGAAGTGCCCGACAACTACATCCACCCTGTACATCAGCCTGCGGGTATCAGGGTCAATGTAGAAGCCTCGAGCTCTCCCCTTCGTAGCATTGCAAGTACGGCAGGCTAGCACCACGTTCCCGGCCATGCTCTTGAGAGGTGGCGCCAGCGTGGGGTCCACGTGGTCGTACTCCAGCGTCTTGAGAGTCAACCGCCTGTCGCAGTAGCGGCAGTGCATGTGGTCCCGACGTCGCACCAGGGCTTTCGTAGCCTGCTTGATGTAGAACCCAGACTTCATTATTAATTGAAGTACCCCCGTGATGTGCTTGATGTGCTCTCTCTAGAGATTCCCTTTTGACCCTTAATACCCTGAAAGTGGGGGTCTCAGGCCAACCTCCTGGCTCTATTTTCTCTGGTTGTTGGTAGTACCTTATCTATACCACCTCGAAATCTGCCTGTTTTACCCCCAGATACGGTACTTTGCCCCTTATTCTTAGGGCGACTTTGCCCCTTACCCCCAGGGCGAACGTCGAACCGACCCTTTTTCGGGGTATTTACGGACATGAAAACTTTGCCCCTTATTCTGAGGGCGTCCATTTAATAAGCACCCCCGCTATTGCCCCGACGTTCTCCACCGAATATCGCCATGACCTTTTCTTGCCGGTATTTCTTCGGTGCGTATTTCCACCGGCGCACGGCCCCCAACACGTCCTTGGGGTGGAGGTCGGCGGCGTCACACCACATCAGGAACCGGTGATTGTCGGGGCGGAAGAACGGCCAGTCCTCATTGCAGATGCCTGTCCAGATGACGGCGAGGGCTAGGACCTGGTGTGCATCCCTCATGAGACCACCAGCCGCTTGATGGCGGTGTTGATGGCGCCTGTTAGCCTTTGCCACCGGGCAATAGCGCGCTGCGCACCAGCCATGTCGCCCGCGCTTAGCGTTCTGTGAATTTGCGCGCCATAACTTTCTAGGATTGCCTCGCGCCGTTTCTCTAGTAGTCGCACAGTCTCCTTTGGAGTCATGAGAAGATCTCCTCCACTGTAGTTTGTATCACGCTGTACGCCTCACCCTTCTGGTAGGTCCGGCGCCTAGCAAGCGAGTGCCTGCCCACGTACTTGCCCGCATCCATGAAGTCGATCACGGTGAGCCTGTCCTTGCCGGGGATCCGGCGCATCCCTCGCCCCACCCGCTGGATGAGTAGGTGCCCGGCCTTCCCGCCCCCGGCGATGAACAGGTGCCGGATGTTCGGGATGTCCAGGCCCTCGTCGGCTATACGGCTGGCCACAAGGCACGGTAGTTTGTCCTGCCGCATGGCCTCCCATGTCTTGTTACGTAGGTCGCTGGCGTCCTGTCCACTGAGGAACGGGCAGCGCAGGGCCTCGCTCAGTATCTTGCCGTGGGCCAGGCGCTCGACCAGGATAAGGGTCGGCCCTACCTTCTGAAGGACATGGGCTAGCCTTACGATGGTCATGTTGCGCACCTCGTTGTACGTGATGCCCGAGGCGTAGGCACGCGGCCAGTTGTCGTCGTCTGGTGGTGGCCCACCGGCTGGCAGCAGGAAGATGTCCGCGGGCACTAACCGCCCGAATTCCACCCCCTCCTTCGGGGGTAGGGCGTGGATGACTGGGCCTGTCCAACCTACCACCCGGATGTACGCCTCGTTGTCGCCCTCCGACTTGAAGGGTGTCGCCGAGTAGCCGAACCGGTGGCGGGCGTTGGGGATGCGGGCCATCACCTTGCCGAAGGTGTCGGCCGGTAGGTGTTGCACCTCATCCACGTGCACTTGACCTATCTCTTGCAGCCACGGCTCCACCTCCTTGGGGTAGTCATGGAGCTTACGATAGATGGTCTGGAAGGTAGCCACGGTCACGGCATGGGGCGCCCACCTACCGTCGCCGCACATGCCGATGATACCATTGGCCCCCGGCCAGGTCTCCTTGAACCGGCGGTATGTCTGGTGCAGTAGGTCCTTCCGGTGCACCAGCACCAGGGCCTTGTACCCTACCCGCCGGACTAGCTCAATCAAGACAACAGTTTTTCCTGAGCCGACTGGGTGGTGGATGACCCCTCTCTCGGCCTTGAGAGCCTTCTCGATGGCCTCGGCCTGGTAGGGTAGGAGCTCCACGTTGGTCGTTATCTTACTCGGGTCCACTAGGTAGTCGTGGTCTAGGGTGTCTCGCACGTCGGCTATCGGCAGCCGGGTGCCCTCCGCTCCGAGCTTGGCCACCACGTGTGGCACTAGCCCGGCAGGGAATCGGCCGGTGCTCATGTTGACGACGTGAATCCAGCCATCCCATCTCCCTTGCTTGTATGGTGTTGTAAACTGGAAGCCTGGCTTCCGGTATGTGAGCATCTGAGCAACCTTCGCCCTCAGTGGCCCGTTGATGGTGGCCCACACGTTGCCGACGTTGATGAAACTCTCGTCGCTCATTGGCCCCCTAGTCTCCACAGTACGGACTACGTTCCTGCGTGGCCTCATCACCCGCCGCTACTTCTAAACATTCCTCGCAGTCTTCCCCTTGGTTGACGATGAGGATGTGCAGCCCACGGTGGATGCGGGTGTGCAGCTCTACCTGCCAGCACCGCCGACATACCATGAGGTAGGCTGGCCACGGGTAGTGGTTGATAAACCTTTGAAGTGGTGGGGGTGGCGTTAAGCAGTGCATGAGTTGATGTGCCATGTTAATCCTCCACTAGAGATACGAGGCCATGCTCTTCCAATTCCTGGATAGCACGGCCTACCCCTGCTTTGCTCGTGCCTGCTAGCTCCTGTAGCTCCTCGATGGTAGCTTCGGAGATGGGCAGGCGCAGCAATTCACGGTACAGCCTGTACGCTGTTGGGCTAAGGATGTCTTTCCACGTTGGGTTCTGGACCGGTTGGTCCATGGGATGCACCTCCCACTACCCCTATTCTATAGGGTTTTCCTTATCCTGTCAACCACCTTTTCCAGCTTCGTAATGCCCTCGTCGCACACTGGGCAGGGGACTAACCTACCCGGCAGCGCCCGCCTGTTAAGGTTGGCGGCGTGCGGGCACAGGTGTGTGTCCGTGGCCGGGCACCCCTTCTCTCGGCAGCGCCACACGTGGTACTCGGGGGCCTTCGGACTGAAGCCCCGGTACACCATGTGGAAGGGCCGGTCATGGTTATGGATGACCTTGTTAATGCCGCTACCGGCGAACCGGGGTGGCCCATGTTGGGACCTCGGTACTCTAGCGGGTGCTGACTTGTCATCAGGGATAGACATCGCCGTTCGCCTCCTTTTTCTCTTCCTCGTAGGGCACCACTACCCGGCGGTAGAGCTCTTGCTTCACGCACTCTAGCACCCCCACTACCTCATTGAGGGCGTGGTAGCTGATGTGGCCAGCAGCGGCGCGGCGCTCCAGGAAGCCCAGCACCACCTTGGTGATGGCGAAGTTGAGCTCGCCTGCTGTCTCTACACACCTGTTGCCTAGGCCATACGCCTTGCCCTCTATCTCGGGCCGTCTACTTGGGTCAATGTATGGCATGTTACTCCTCCTCTTGCCCACCCTCTGGGCCGTAGTCGATGTGGAAGCCCTCGAACACGGCGATGACCAGGCATTCGGCTCGCCATTCGGGGTCAAGGGCGCAAGCGTTGGCGGTAGCCCCCGCTGGGTCATCGGCCTCGACTAGCTCGACATAGGTCCGGCCTAGGTCGTCGTCGCAGCCGCCTATAACCTGTGGGTCGTAGTCTATGGTCAACCCGACAACTGTGTACTTCTTCATGGCTATGCCTCCTCGACTTCTTCAAGGCTATCCGCGTGCGCGGTGAGGATGTGGAGGTCCTTGTGGTGCACGCCCTCTTCGGCCTGACTAGCAGCCTCGAACGCTGCATTTTCTTCGCTGTCGGCCTCTACGGTGATGCAGGTAGAGGCTAGCACTAGAACCCGAACGTCGTAGAGTTTCATCGCTGGCTCCTCATACTTTCACGGCGCCGTGGCCGTAGCTATCGCCGGACTTTGACCGGCGCTTCTGCTTCCTGTCCTTCTCCAGTGCCCGCTCGACGGCCTCCGGGGAGACCCTCGGCTTGGGCAAGCTCTCCTCATGGGCTGCCTTCGCTGCCGCACACTCCTTCGAGCAGAACATTGGCTCCGCCCTTGGGTGTGCGGGATGGCTCACGAGTAGGTCCACGTCCATCCTGGCACACCAGCCGCATGACCATATTCTGTTGTCGTAGCTCCGGCACGCTGTAACACACAGCCACCTGGTGTAGTGCTCCCGCAGTGTCTTAGTGTCGGCGTTGGCCCCAGGCACATCATCCATCGGTCCCGGTATTTCCGGTAGCTTACTTCGCATCCTCTCCTCCTAAGCCCTCTAGTCCACTTAGGTCTACGTCACCGAGCAACTTGTCCAGCTTCGTATCTTCGACCTCCCTCTCCTCCTGCGCGCCCTCGACCTCCACCTTGAGGTTAACCGCGGCGTGCATCAAGAGGGCGCCGAATATCTGGGCGAACATCAGTACATTCGGGCGCAGTGCGGGCGGGAAGCTCTCCAAGAATAGCCCTAACCCCCGCTGCATGAGGATGTCCCTCTCGATGAGCTTCTGCACCGTGGGTGTGAACCGCTCGGCTATCTCCATCACGGTGCGTCCTAGCTCCTCTTCGTCGTGCTTCTCTTCGTCGGCCATGCTAGACCTCCTTCTTTCGCGCGCGGTGGGCCTCCGCCCAACAGTCGTCGCACACCTCTGGCATGTCGTCGGCGCACCCCTCGTTGAGGCACGCCACCTTGCCGCACCTGGCGCAGGTCCACAGGTCCCCCGCCTGGCAGTTGACGTGGTTCGTGGACTGGCACTCCGGTCGATGGTAGTCCAGTAGCTCAGGCATCACTCATCCTCCTCTAGCTGCTTGATGATGGTGTCTAACGCCTCCAGCATGGGCTCCGGCCCATCGGTTGCGCCCCAGTCTTCCGTCAGGAAGTTATCGTCCACCATCCGGTCCCGCCACCCCTTTAGCCGTGCTAGCCCCACCCCTTCCCGTGGGACGCCGCAGGCGACTTGCCATAGGTGCTCGAAGGATTTCTGTTCGACACGCTCGGCGCCGCGCGCAATATTGGCCCGCCTATTACCGATGATGACTGTCTCCTCGTCTGGGTCGTGCGCTGTGTCGTAGTCGACGACCACAATCTCAACCTGGCCGTAGTCCGCCGCTGAGATTAGTGCCTCGGCTATCCCACTGGTCACTTCAACTATGACTCGTATCATCACTCATCCTCCTCCGGCCAGACACCTATGCGGTGCGTCTGACCTGACTTTCCCGTGACTTCCTCGACTCTGCCCCCTGGTACTCCGGTCACGGGGTCGCAGTATGGGCAGTCGGGGCAGCAGCATTGCTCGGTGCGTCCGCAGGTGGGGCACCGTAGCTCCTCTACCACCTCCTCTAAGTCCGGGGCGATGCCGGTCTTAGACCAGAGCTCCATTGCCGCTGGGCTAGCGTAGTGCCGGGCATCATCGCTTCGCCGGATGCGTGTCATCCCTATCGTGGTGTCGAAGTAGAATCTGTTGCTCATCGCACGCTAGTCCTCGCTTTCTGTTGGCGGGGTCAAGTTGTAAGTTCCAGCCTTTGGCCCCTCGTCACGTGGTTTCATGCCGACCCTGGCCCGCCCGTCATCTGTCAGGCGGAAGGGGCGCACTGGTGTGAACCGCTTGCTGCCTTCGATTAGCTTGTCCCGTACTAGGGCCACGACTACCGGGGTCGGCACCACACGGTTGGCGCCATGCCCGTGGATTCGGTAGGGCTCCTGACCCTGGTTGCGGGCCGGTGCTTGGAGGCTCAACTCCCAGCCCTGGCGAAGTAGGTCTAGCCCCTCTGCTCGTCTCATGTTATTCCTCCTCCTCTGGCCCGAAGTCGAAGAAGTGAAGCTCCTTGCCATTCCGCACGACCCGGACGTAGCCGGTGCCATCCTTGCCCACACAGACCGTGCAGAAGGTCCGCCAGGTGTTAGCCTGGGCCTCGGCCATCTCGCTACCTAGTCGGTGCTCCCTCTTGATGCGTGTCCGGTCATAACCGGCGCAGTGTGCGATTGTTGCGGCCATGCTATGCTCCTTTCGAAAAGAGGGTCACGTACCCCTCGTCCCCCATTATGCTCAGCCGCTCGTACCCGATGATGATGCGGCGCCCGGCCTCGTGTAGCTCCTGCGCCTTGTGCGCAATGACCATAGCTTCCGCCGGGGAGCCCACCTTCACATCGTAGAGCTCACGTGTCCAGCCATCAGCCTCTAGCTCGCCCACGTTGAAGAACATACCAAAGAGCTTGCCTTCTGTGAATAGCTCATCCAGTGTGTCCGGGAACCCGGCGATGCCTTCGGCCCGAAGCACGTCCTCAGTACACCGCAAGCACGTCATCTCACCATCGACTATGCGGTAGTACGTCATGTGCCCCCGGTCCTCTGCTATCTCGCGCTCGCACCTGTCACAGTAGAACGTGCCCTCGTCCAGGCTCTCGCCCCGGTCCCAGCAGTGCGGGCAATAGCTGAGCCCGGTCCCCGACTCCTCGTCATCGAATGGCGACATGTAGAAGAATTGCTCTCGCAAGTCCTCCTCTAGGGTCTGCTCCCGGCAGCCGTCGCACTCCTCCATGACTTCACCGGCGAGGGTCCGGCACCCCGAGCACCGCTCGTTGAGTACGTTCGTCCACTCAGGCGTCGCCCGGTCTGGGCGTGGTAGGCCACAGCCCACGCACATCGCTTGCTTCTCCCCGTCTAGTGTTAGCTGTTCGTTCATACCTTATTCCTCCTCCAGTCCAATGAATGCGTCTAAGTGGAGGCCCTCGATAAGCCGGAACGCTGTTACCTTTGGCCCCCAAGGTACGTCGACGGGGCGGTTGAAGTCACCCTCGTTAGCCGCTGCGATAGCGGCCATGCACGGCGCCACCCACACCTCGCTCACTGGCGGGTAGTGATTGGCCGTGAGGTGGTATCGCAACGCTGCGACGAGTGATACTTGCCCCTCCGCCACTAGCTCGGCGAACCCTGCTGCTGTCATGTGGCCCATATCTCGTACCTCCTCTATTCTCGAATGCTCTCTCGATTCGGCGTCCGCTCAAGGGTAGCCGCAGCACCCATGCTCACCGGCTACCCTTATGCTGATGTCGAATTCTCCGGCCTTATCTGGTCTATGCTCGCTTGCCTTATGGCTCGTTATGGTCCGTTATGGTAGCCTCTAGCCTCAGGCAACGGGCTATCTGGCGGGCTGCCCACTCGTCCAGTAGGGTCATCTGCCGGTCATACCACACCCGCCAGCAGTGCACGCAATCGGCGTTCGATGGCTGCCCACTATCCCAGTGTGTGCTTGGCTCCTGGTCGCCTCGATACCACGGATGCACTGGGCACCGCATGACCTTATTCCTCCTCCTCATCCTTGATGTAGTCCCGCTGGCATAGTGCGCACCAGGGAACCGGGCGCTTCGGGTCGTGGCCCTGGTGATTCGCCTCGACTCCGCCCCTTCTCTTGAGTCCGTAGGTGGATGATGGCTTGTCACTCACGATGTTGGCTCCTTGTAGACGCCCGCGATGCCGGTTTCCCTGAGTAAGCGCGCCGCGTCGTAGGCGTAGTCGGCGGCTGTTTCGGCGTACGATTCGTATGCGGCCTGCGGTACGTCACCCCCCGCGATGACCCAATACAGGCCAGCGGCATTGAGGGCCTTGACGCCTGCTTCGTTCAGCTTTTCCGCGATGGTATTAGGTAGCATGTGTTCACCTCCACTATTATCATCGGCACCTTGCCGAGATTCTGAACCCTACCGTATCGGGTCGCATTCCAGGCGGGTCACTGCGACATACACCGCCTCCTCTAGCGGCCATGTCTCCTTGACCTTAGATGCGCTGGTATCGACAACGTAGGTTAGGGCGCCAGAGACAAAGCTGATGCAATAGGCCCGCATTCTCTCGGCCCCCCATCCCGTTGATGCCCCGTCCACTTCGAAGGTATGGTAGCCGCTGAACATACCATCCAGCCACACCTCGAATAGTGCTTGGAGGGGGGCGTCGCCGAAGTTACCGTTCGGCACTAGCACTTTCACTTCATATCGAATCTGCACGTGTACACCTCCTGGCCTTAGCTCCCTTCACTCAATAGGCCCGCCACGTCCGCCCGCCGGATGATGTCTAGGCGACGGTCAAGCTCGGGGTAGTGCTTGGGCGTAAAGCGTACCCATACATCGTCGGTGTAGTTGTACGGTGTGACTTGCCCGAGTATCCGCCCCCCTTCCTCCACTATCGTCATGGTGAACGCCCCCAAGCCAGCGCCATCCTCGCCCTCGTAGTCCGTCGCGTCCTCTAACATGAGCGACACGTCGATGCGGTTGGGGCGCTCGCCGGTAGTCAACACCCACCCATACTCATCATCGCGCCGTTCCCATAGCTCGCCGCCGGTGCTGGCCTGTATGTCGGCCAATATCTCCCTGAGAGCCTTCCGATAGTGTCCGTATGTCCTTTCGTATGTCATGCTTGACCTTCCTCTCTTGATTCCTCGTCCAGTGTCGGCGCCCTAGGTGGTGGTATCCTAGGGCGCCACCATCGGTGGAGGACCGATGCGGTTAGCTACTTGACGTGTATGTCTCCCGCCCCAGAGAGGGGACCGCGTACTAGCGCGGGTGCCTCTGGCGGTAACGCCGCCCCACAGTGCCGACATACCAGCCGCCCCTCTGCTAGCAGCGGTAAGTATTCGGCGCCGAATCGGAGCGCCCGGTCACACCCTACACAGATTCGTTCGACTCGTCCATCATTACTCACGTTGCACCGTCCTTTCACTGCTAGTATCGACCGATTGTCTGAAACCTGAAGCCTCTGACCTTAGCTTCCCTCAGTCGTACCCGATAGCGTCCAGCCACTCTTTAGGTACGTTGCGCTTGGCAACGCGGCTGCACGGTGGGGTCAGCCGCTCGCCCCGCAGGAAGGCACGGCCAATCGCCGTGGTACATACCGACTCGACCTCCCCGGCAATGGCGGTTGCTCGTCCCTCCATTTGCTCTACTCCGAGATGTTGGCGGTAGTAATCCGCCGTGTCGGTGTTGACGGCCAGGTAGTCGCCGTTGGGCTCTCGGTAGTACTGAATCATCACCTTGACCTACCTTTCCCTATGCCAGATTCCATGTAGGCCGTCCCACCGCCCTAGGCGGGAGTCCCATTCTTGAACGTCTCGGAGCATGGCCGTTGCCAGGCGGGAGCCGTACCATCCGAACATGCCTTGACCTTGCTCCCTTGCCCGTACCCTCTGGCCTAGGCGCCTGTATCGCCGCGATAGCCTCCGAGCGTATCGCCGCCTGGCGCCTGGCACTAGGCGTCCGGGTTGGGGGTGTCCATGCCCTAGCCTTAGGCGCTGGCGCTGGCCGTGTGTCTACCATCGGATAGCGTGTCGGGCGCCCG